GGCCAACCTTTCACTCCCACTCACACGTGGCGTCGATAAGCCAGTTGCCTGACAAACCCCCACCACGCATTCAGTTCTACGTGCCGTCCATGTACCTTGCGATCATGGATCCGTTCGTTTCCTAATGCTATCCAGAGCGTTGAGGTTTTGAACCTCACCGGCCACGGGTAACGCCTTTCGGGCGCCCCGCTCCGACGTTGGATAACATCCGCTACACGAGCCTCTAGAACCGTCGTACGCGAAGCACACTAGGGAAGCATTCACCCGCAGGTGGTGCCTAGTCGGCCCCTCAGGGCACACCCTAGTCGCGTCCGGATTACTAAATTGCGTGACACACCCTTACTCTCACCACTACAGTGGACCCGAAGGTACGACAATCTTTGAAAGTCGACTCCCAACCGACAAGCGGCCATCGGCGGACTGGGGACTTAGATCCCACACCGCTCTGCTAGCCTATAGTAGTGAAGAAGGAGGAGGACAAGCCCGAAAGCTCTCCCCCGAATGTGCCACTGGCCATTCTTGAGTATCAACATCGTTGTACGAACAAACGATGTCCGGCTTAACACAACCAACCCCTCTTTCAAACTTCACCCGTCCGAAGACGGATGAATTACGGCGGAGGCATACGTACTTCCACAGCTGCTTTCGAGAAAGCCGAAGTATAGTACGCATGCGGGTGTTGATGAACGAACTCAACCCCCAAGGACTGCAACCTGAATCGCACTCCGACATCCACCGCTTTTCCGCATCCGAATCGTTGACTATTGGATTCAGCCACGCGTTACGAACCGTCTCAAAAGAGAAACGGAACTCCCAGCCACGAAGTACTTGCTCGGGGTACCAGTGACGAGAAACGCGCGACCATCCTTTAGGGGTATCGTTGGTCTTCATCTGAGCAAAAGATAAAGACGGAAGGGGCCTCTCTTCTGCCTGCTCAAGGTAGAAAAGCTCCCTGTTCCAGAGACCGGAGTCCCTCAACGTACCCTCCCCAACCTTCATTCCCAACCCTCTTGTAAGAGATCTGCGGCTACGATAAACCGCGTCGAGGTTACACGACAAGAACCAGCGATCCAAGCGAGATCGCCGTTCTCTCCCAAACCCGACCGAATAAGAGTTAAAACGACTCTTTAACGAAGATATCTTCTCGCACTCACGGTCCTTCAAAGACCAAACCGTCTTGGGCCTCACGAAAGGAACCCATGAGGGCTTCGCGCCGGAACGGAACATGCAGGAGTTCAAAGAAAAAAACCTGCGATGAACCATTGTCTTACCGGCGGAGAGTACGAGGCCTGATTTACCTACACCACGACGCCACTCGTCGTACTCCAGCGGAGTACCACGGAAGACAATGTCGTCACCATTGATCCGGACGGGAACGTCACGCCGGACACAATACTTAAATGTAATGTAGTTAACCAGGCACAAAAGGGGAAAGGAACAAAGTTGTCCCATAAGCTGCCCTCTCCGTTGTTCACCGGAGAATCCACCTCCTTCTAACCGAGAAGAGAAAGTGGACAAAGCGTGCTCGATTATCCCCTGAGGAACAGATCGAGTACGGCTAAGAATAGCTTCAAGAATAGTGTGTTGGACTTCGGAATTCAAGTTGTCAGTAGCGGATTCGTAATCGCCACTAACAAAAACCTCACCCTCGACGGGGGTGAAATCCTTGAACCGCGACGGCTTCGCGTCGCCCCGAAGACACCAATCTTGACGGGAAATCCTATCGTACAGCAATTGGTGAAGAGGTCGAAGAGCATTATCCACCCGAGGCGGGATGGAAATGATTCGATACTTACCCTCGGTCAAAATAGACTGTACGCGAGAAACCCCACGCCGACGAGGCGCAACACTCTCAGAAACATAAGCAGCGAACTGCTCACGCTCCCAACGAGAATGTACGTCCAGGCCTCGGCAACCACCATTCCTTCGAGAAGTCTCAGAACAAGACGTCAAAGGAAGAGTGGCCATGGTGACCTTATCTTGATAAGCTCGATCGAATCCAACTGGAAAGAGCTTCTGAACCATGCCCACGGCGAACCGCAAAAACCTAGGATCCGCTGGATCCTGAGGCGAGCACATTCTTTCAACATAAGGCCCCACCTGGGGCTCCTCCGCAGGAATCAACTTGCGGAAAAGAAAGAGAGAATGAGCTACCGACATACGCGAAGTAGCCGATAGCCCACGGAGGTCTGACCTCCATGGGTGATTGATTTGACCCTCAATCAGTCCTGAACAGAACTGTTTGATGTCGCCGACAGCTTCAAATCGAGGAACAGCTAAATGAATGTTAAAACATTCATTCACTGCGTCCACGAACGATTTGAATCGCCGGGTTAAGTCGATACACCGTGAACTCTGAAGAGTATCACCACGATGAACCTGTCTCATTG